TAACATCTCCGAAGATCTGTTTGTACTCTGGGCTATCAATTAAATTTCTTACCTTACTACCAAACCTACCTGCAAGTTCTGCGTTGTGAGAAACTTGCATAATTTTTTTCTTAGGAAACTTCCCTATATACCAAGCTGGATACAAATAAGATGCAAATTCAGATTTAGTATGACGGGGTGGCATATTTACAATGAGCCTCCCTTTTGAGCCTCTTGCAATATTTGTTAGTTCATCAGCAATATGTTGATGATGGCCCCACTTTTCTCTTTCTTTTGCTTTTCTGCAAATAAAATCTGGCCAAACCGCTTGAACAAAATATAAAAAATTGTCCTGACAAAGTTTAATGTGTTCAATAAATGCTTTTTCTACACGATCTCTTAATTGATCAGTAGTTAATGTATCGAGATTCATAAGTATTTTATAGTTTATACATGTGTGTTTCTGATTGTAAAGGGCAAGCGTCAGGTACCATAAACAAGCAAAAAGGGGGGTGGGGTTCGGGCTGTGGTGATGCTGTAATTTTGGTGGGTTGGTACCTCTATTGAGGTCGCAAGGTGGGTTGCGTGGCGATCTAGTCGCCACGCAATCGGAATTGATTAGCTATTGTTTGGTGGTTGATTGCCTGTCAGCATATTAACAACATCAGACATTTTATCTAATACTCTATTTCTAAAGTCATCAGCTAAAGGATTGCCATTGTTGATTAAGATAAACTCCTCAACTGCACTTTCCAATAACTTATAAAGTATTTGGTAGTTAAGGGTTTTACCATGCTGATCTTCATTCAATAGTGATTGCACTCTTGATTGATCTATGCCTTTGTTTTGCATAGTCGTCTGTATCATTTGAGATAAAACACTCATTGATGGTAGGTTGCTATTGTCATTATTATTAGGCATTAGTTATTTCTCCTTTTTTTAGTTTTTGTTTTTGTAGTTTATCATCAAAGGGTTTTAACTCAACAACTTTGATTTGTTTATAAAAGCCATTTAAAAGAACTTGTAATTCTTTAAATGAAATTTTCTCATCAGTTGTTGCTTTGCCTGTTACATAATCAATAAAAGATTTACTATCAAATCTTCTGCTCGTTCTCTCAATCTTTTGAATATATCTAGTGTTAGATAAAATGATTATGTTTTGTTTTAACTTTAAAAAATATTCAGATACTAATTCTTTTGTATCAGCTTTTAAAGTTTGGTACTTACTAAACAAGTATGATTGATCTATGTATGAATTACACACTTGCTTTTCGTTCTTTTCTAAAAGAACTTTTTTTGCTTTTTGTGTTGTCATTATTATTTGTCCTTTTTTAATTGTTAATCTATAAAATATAGATTTGTCTTAAATCTAATTTATTTTAAAAGATAATGCAAATTCTTTTTTTATCTAAAAAAAGTCTTCCATAGAGCAACACACATTGAGATTTGAAACCTAATGCGACCTAGACATCATAGTAAATTTTTAAAACTTGAACTGACGAAAAATTTCGCCAGAACTGGTGCTGGGAACTGCTGCTGGCCAGGTGCTGCTATTGGTCTATAACGAGGAACGAGATCGCAACGACGACTACAACGAGGATAAGCATATTAAAATCTATCCTTTCTATAATTTTTTAATCGTTTGATCTCTGAATGTATTTCCTGCAAATGAAAAGTTGAACAGTCTTTTATAAAGTCTGCACACTCCTTTCGCATTTCTTTCTGTTCTTCAAAAGCTTTGGCTTTATTTTTACTTTGAACTTCTTGAATAGCTTCGTCTTGTCTTACCATTTGTTTCTCTCCTTGTTGCGTAATAGTTAATTTTAGAATTACTAACACGAGTGAGTAAAGTCTTCAACTTAATTCTACACGTTCTTCCATTTTTATTTTTAAACCAAATCCATTGGTCAGCTTTATCCGTCATCTCCACCTGTCCTTCAGGAACTGGGCTGGGACGCCAGTCCTGTAGTTAGTTAAAAAAAAGTTTCCCGATCAAACGAGAACGAGAACGAGGTCTAAACAGGAGCTACTCTGACAAAAGACCTCGCTCGTAGTGTGAGTATCTACCAACTACAATGATAGATAGCCACTTTCTTTTCTGCAATCATGTCACGACACCATTGCAAAAACTCTAAATCCATTTCTTTATTTTCTTTAACGCTTTCCTCTTGGAACTGTTGCCCCCAAAAGAAACCATCGGCTACAAAGTAATCACTATACCCATTCTTAATAGCTTCGGTTAAATCCTTCACGAGTTCCTCTGTAATAAATACAGGTTCATCGCCACCATTAAAACCGAGATGACCGAGATCTCCTTTGTGTTCTACATGTTTGTTTTGTTTAGCGTGTTGAACTGCCATGAACTTTTGAAGTCTTGCGTGTTTTCTCCAAACAAAACCATCTTCTCTTGGCTCATGTTGATCGGAATAAATTTTATCCCAATCAGGTTTTTGATCTCGCAAATGTGCAAATTGATCTAGTCCCATTTTTTTCTCCTTTGTTTTAGTTAATGATAAAGACTTATCATAGATGGGATAGAAGTCAAACTTAATTTTTTCCACAGGTAATACAGCTTCGTACCCTGATCCAGCAGGAACTGGTGCTGGCTGCTGCGCCTGGCCAGCTCCCTGGAAAGCCATAACTACCAACGAGACCACGATCCAGAACGAGAACGAGGTAAGCTCAGGCCAAAGAAATAGAGCAAATATTAGGAGAACTATGATGAACACGCTGCTTCACCAGCTGGTGCCTGGCGCTCTTCATCTAGGTCCTGCGCTACCGACTCAACGGCGAGCCAAACGAGGGTGCATCTTAGTTGGTCCAGTGAACCGGCATCCTTCGCAACAATTGCTAAGTACTGCATGATGGTCTGACCGCTTTCTTCAGCAAAACGTTGTACAATATCCCAAATTTCTTTTTCATGTTCGTCATGGAATGCGGTGGTTTCCCAATAGTATATCAATCCACCGATGCCTCCTTCGCAGCCGTGCTCAGCAATATCTTTAATTAAGAATCGTTCTTCTTTCTCACCGAGAACGAGCCACTGTTTGATGTCTACAGTCCCCATGTTATTCCCTCCTTATCAGTCTTAAATCTGATTAGATCTCCTAATCTTAGATGATCTAGAACAGTTGGAACGTTATCTAGCTTACCCATTCCTTTCTGACGATCACCCGAAATGATTCGCACCCACATCTTTTCAGTAAGACCATCTACGTCAAACCATACGTACACATACTCACGCATCTTTCTGTTCTTCTCTAACTTTTTAATATTAAAATATGTTTCTTTCCCATGTTCCTTACACGAAAAGACTATGTTGTCCTTTTCCATCTGTTTTCCTTTATATGTTTATAGATATAATTCCTGACCCAAACAAGATCAGAAGATATATCGTTGTTGTATATATAATCCACATGTGTGTATAGATAAGACCTCATGGGATAGATGTCAAGAACTATTTTCAAATAAATTTTCGAACAGCAGGTGAGCAGCATCACAGCCGCTGCTGGCGACTGGTGCCCAGCTCTTTAATCAGGTAGGCAAAATGTACATTTCCCAACGAGGAAACGAGGATCCGAGCTTCGGTTCCACGCCAGTCTGCTGCTGGCGACACCAGCTGGGAGGGATGGCCAGGGACGTTGGGCATAAACGAGGAACGAGAACGAGGAACGAGGAGTGGCAAACGAGGATTGGTGAAGGCCACGGGCCAGCAAGGACCAGCCCGTGGTGACAGATGATAAATAAGAAAAACCGAGGTTTCGCCACGCTGCCTCTCTCCATGGACGGAGGCCAGAGCTTTACTCTTGAGTAATCCTTACAGACTTTTCAGGTATATCAAACGAGGTTTCGCTGTCAAGAACTATTTCTCACCAGCTGCATCCTGAGCTCCTGCCAGGCCAGCTCCGGTACAGGGTCCGGTGAGGTATAAACGAGAACGAGGGAACGAGAAAACGAGGATGGGGACGAGGGATCCACCTCACCGGACACTCTGTAAAGTTTTAAGGCTCTCTGCGAGAGGGCCGAATGCAGCACGAATACATTACCACCATGTCTTTGATACTCATAACACCAAGCCATTTGAAACTTGGACAGTACCGGAAACTTGTCCTGAGTTGACTTCATTTCTATCCAAAAAGACTTACTATCTATGCACCCATGTACGTCTGGAATTCCTTGTACGGTTGAGCTTTCTATCCTTGTAAAATGCGCCTTTTTTATATGTTTACGCATTCGTTGAAACAGCAATGATTCACGTTTTTTTAAAGCCATTTATTTAAGACAAGGTACACCCAAAAAACTCACCCTTAACAGTAAGATTTTCACGTAAAACATTACACACTTCAAACAAATCCATTCCTTTTTCTACAGGAAGTTCAGATAATAATTCCTTTGTTACAGGAATTAAATGATACAAATCATTTAATAAAATAATATAATACATTAGCCTAATACTTTAATGGACTGTATAACTGAAGTTGGAATGATAGTTGTATTACCTATATTCTCAAAGGTACTTCCCTCTTTCGCTTTGATATAATCTGTAAATATTCTAGTAACACCATTTCTTTGGGAAACTAAATAGCCTTTTGAAACACAAATAGGTAACTTAGTTTTTAATAAATTTTTAGTATCAGACCAACCTGCATCTCCTTCGATGTCAGCCCAATTTATTTCTACAAAAGGATAGTCTTCAATGTTCCTACCAAGTTTTCTTGTATTTAAAGGGATAGTTTTTTTGTATGTTTTACCTATTTTATATTTTTTCATTTTTTTTACTATCAGTATTCACATTAACTTGTCCTACATTCATAGATAAATGTGAATTATGTATTTCATTAAACACAATCATCCACTTATCTGTTTTAACTATCCTCTGTTGGCGTAACGTTAATGATGTTTTTCGCTTCACCGATTTTTGATTCAAGTTCGGATAAACGCTTTTCAAGTTGTTCACGTGACATACCCTCCAAAGTATTGCTAGTTATTTCTTTCTTGTCAACAAACATTCCTGCTAGTTGGCCAGATCTATATTCAGCATTGATTGCTGATGCAAACTGATTTTTCTTTGCGGCGTCATCGCCAAATTTTTCAAATCTTTTATGTGAACGAAGTGGATTAGCATATTTGTTTCTTTCAACAGCTAATCTTTTTTCTAAATATCTTACAACATGTGGATTTCTATTTGGATTAGTTAATTTAGATGCAATGGTGTGTGGGTCTTTTGCAACATATCCAGCTTGTTTAGCTGCCTCTGTTTTACTAATCAATCCAAAGTTGGCTACATAGATATCTACAAACTTTCTCTGCTTCGCAGTCAGATCATGCATTGTTTTTATAGTGTTCTTTTTTCCAGCCATTACTAATAAGATATTTTTAACTCAATCAAGACTGTATCCAAGTTTAGGTGTTTTGTCCATAAGTGGTCTAGTGTCACTAGTGTCAGTGTATGTCACAGAACAAAAGTGTTTGTGACATCAAATAAGTAAGTAGTATCAATGTAAATAGTCTAAAAAGAGGTCTATGTCACAAGTGTCAGACATTCTGGTAACCTGTGTTAAGTGTTTTAGGTAGAAATATCTTATATAGATTGACAAATGGCGTTAAACCTATAAAAATGGTGTCACAAATGATAATCAGAGACAAAGAACCAACAGTAAGGATACTTTCACTAGGTGCAGGAGTACAATCAAGCACCATGGCTTTGATGGCAGACCAAGGAGCCTTTGGAGTAAAGCCAGACGCAGCTGTATTCGCAGACACAGGTTGGGAACCATCTACAGTAATAGATCATCTAAATTATCTTAAAACAAAATTATCATATCCTGTCTATATCACTAAAAAAGGCGACCTCGACAAAGATATTTTAAAAGCACTAGCGCCTGGCGGTAATCAATTCGCTTCAGCACCATTCTATACTTTAAATGATAAAGGTAAAAAAGGTATGGGTCGTAGACAGTGCACCCGTGAATACAAGATAACTCCAATTGCAAAGAAAATTAGAGAAATTATGGGCTACAAACCTAGACAGAAAATGAAAAAAACTCAGTGGGTTGAAGTCTGGATTGGTATATCTATGGATGAAGTTGTACGTATGAAACCATCTAGATTTTGGTGGCAACAAAACAGATGGCCATTGTTAGAAAAGAAAATGACAAGACAGCACTGTTTAGATTGGTATGAAGGTAAAGGATTTAAAATACCAGTTAAGAGTGCTTGTATCGGGTGTCCGTTTCACGATGACAATTTCTGGATAGACATGAGAGACAATAGACCTAATGAGTTTAAAGAAGCTGTATTCTTCGACAAAGAAATGCGTAAATATAATCCTAAAGTTAAAAACTTCGTACACAGATCTTGTGTGCCTTTAGATGAAGTTAAGTTTAAAAATGATACTCAGGGTGATTTGTTTAATCAGGAATGTGAGGGGCTGTGTGGACTTTAGGCCTGGTGTTCTGTGGCCTTTGTTTTTTTTCAACTCTCTCTGTTTCGTAATCTTTTCTTTTTCTAATCTTTTCTAAATATTTTTCTAACCGTTCGCAATCAGCAAGTGTCATCATCAGTTATAAAACCTCGATTTTATTTTTTTAAATAAAAATTTATAGAAATTACGATCTAATGAATTAATCGGTGCACTCAAATATAGCTTTCCGCAATTGATCAATAACTTTGTTGATCTTTCGTCTCTGATCTTTGTCGGTAGCTGCTCTAAGTTTTTCATATTGTTTAGTATACTTTATATTCAAATTTTGCTTACGTGTAAATTTAATTATACCTTTTTCTAAAGCATCTAAATAGCGCATTCTAACCCATTTAGGATCTAATTCCGCCTGAAAGCATACCATATTATAGTCCTCACTGTCACTACAGAACCAATCATGCGCTTCGCCTTTTAACACAGATTCAGTTCTATTTTGATTTGTGATCATTACATCTTCTAGAGCAAGTGAAATTACTGCACGCCATATGCGAGTGTCAGGATTGGGTGTGTTTTCTATTAACTTTTCAGCTATATTCAAACCCATAATTCTTAAAATTTTTGGTGATATGTTCATGTAGTAGCTCCATACTTACACGAATATGTTGTATTAAAGTTAATGTCAAGGGTATTCAAGAGGGTAGCTACAGTCTCCCGCTCACTACCCTCTCACTCTATATTAACTAAAAAAAGAGAGTTGACTTATGCCTAAGTCAGTTTCGGTTTTAACCGAATAACATTGTTATGTAAAGCTTTTTTAAATGTTTTTTTATGTGATTCTTTCTTAATTTTTATAGCTAAATTAATAAACTCAAAACCATCTGAAGTTAAATCAAACTGGTGTCCTATAAATAACATAGACATTACACTTGTAACTTTAGAATATTCTTTAGAATCTAGTTTTTGTGCTAGTATTTCTAGTGCTGATTCTAAATTAGATTTTCTGATTCTTTTTCCGGGCATATCTTTTTTTAACATATATTAATAACTCCTGTGATTTTTCGTAATGATGAAAACGTGTGTAAACGTTTCGCCATTTTAATCTATTTTTTGCTCTATGAAAACAAAAATAATCTCTATCACGAGTTTGTTTTAATCTTTTTTCAATTCCAGCTCTCTCTTTCCACGACATCATCCAAGGATGTGTGGTCAGTGTCCGTATAATTTCTAGATGTACTCCTGTTTGGTCTAACCATTTACAGAATCTTTTCATGTTGTTTATTTTTAATAATGTCTTTTTCATATTACCAGTAATTAAAATTAATATTTACTCTCGCTATTACATCTGTAGCTGTAGAACTATTATGTAATTTACTAGGATCGAACAAGATTATTCTATTAAAAACACTATCTACTTTTGTAAAGCCAAAATTAGTAAAACCATTACATGTGTTTAAACAAAACAAAGCTCCCTTATGTTCAAAATCATAATCTACATGAGGATTATGTTCTATTAATTGTTTTTGATTTGTATACAAATTACCTTTTGCTCTAATAATTTTTTTCATATTAAGTTTTTTTGCAATTGGTACAATATGTGTTTTATACCAATCTGAATTAATTCCTTTATCGTCAATATATTGATGAGTAAAATAGTAATCATCAGAGTGATCCTTTTCGTTTGCAACACTAGTACAAATATGCCATGGGAAATAACCACTCATCATTTCCTTATAAATTCTTTTAGTTGTTTCTTCAGGTAAAAAATTATCTATGATTTCTACTTCGTTGGTCATTTTTTCTGTCTTGCTTTTAGTATTGCAACATGTTTTCTCCAGGCCCAAGCACTCAATGTGCCAGACCAACCCATCAACCATATATAAAATTTCAACATCATTTTCCTGTTTTTAAATAATTTGCTCTTCTTAATTTTTTTTTATACTCTATACCCTCATCCATTTTTTTTAAAACCTCATCATTTATATATCTATACCAGCTCATGTTTTTAAAAAATTTTTCATGAAGTAATATATGTGCTTTTAATTGTTTAGCAGTTAATGTGTAAGGTGCTGTGTTAGAATTAGAATTTAGTTCTGGATTATATTTTTTTATAAAACGTTTTTCGTAATGTTGTCTGATCCTTATTTCATCAGTATTTAATGATATAATTCTAAAATATGTAAATATAGGGCCAACACCTTTTTTAGTTTTGCTTTCTGGATAACTTCTCCAGTAATGATCTAATATCCTAGCTAAAGGAAATTTACTTTCTCCAATGTAAATTAATTTATAATGTTCATTAAAAAAGAAATACAAACCAGGATTGTTACTAACAGTAATATTAATTACAGTTTCTTTATTTATACAATTAAGTTTATCTCTGTTTAGACGCATTCTTTTTTAATAAAGTTGTAATATATTTTTCTGCAGATATACCCTTTTTCTTTGCTTGGTATTCAGCATAATCTTTTACTAATTTAGAGATCATCCTAGCAGGGTTGCGTTCTTTTTCTCCACAAAGTGCAGTGAGCAATGTGTGTGTTTCTTTTTTTACTGCTACTGATTTCCATTTATTTATATCCATGTTTCTTTAACTCCTTTTTCATTTGTAATTTAGTTTTAATTTTTGGATTTGGTAATACTATATATGCTCTTTCAAAATAAGGATTGTTGTCACTAAAATCCCAACCTTTACTTTTACTTAATCGAGTAATAGCTGCATATTGTTTATCTTTCCAATCCATTAGATTGTTACTCCCATAAAAAATGCAACGATAACAGCTATTGTTCCTATAAATAATTTAGGAAAAAATATAATAAACAAAACAATAAGTCCTAATGTAATACTATCACCCATTATTCCATATCCTTTCTAAGCTGTATGTGAGCTTCATCAACATCTTTTCTGCTACATAATTCGTCAAGTATCAAATGTTCTGACATACTCCAATTAATTGGATAGGTAGTAAACCTAGTTACACCACCTATTTTAACCGACATCAACCTATCTCTTGTCTCATTCCAATGGTCTGATCCTGGGTTAATAGGTTGACCATCTGCATCTTTGGCATGCATTTTACCAAGTATGTCATCTATTTCTGTGACAAGATTAAAGAAGGTTCTGCTTTTACTCTTCATTTTATCTCCTGTATAATAGTTAATATTTATAATTATTTATCTTATCTATATAGATGATAAATAAGATAGGTCAAGATTAATATGAAATTTATTTTAATAATACAAATTTGCAGTATCATCAGTTCTAGCTGTATGCCTCCTATAGAAATAGACCCAGGTTATAACGAATACAGCAAGTGCACCCTTGACGGATACACAAAAAGTTTAGAATTTTTAAAAGCTTTAGATGAAAAAACTATGAACGAACAACAAATCTATACAAAATTTTATTGTAATCCAGCCACAAATACCTAAAAAGCTAGTATTTTCAACATTTTTACCCCCTATTGACACGTTGCATTTATACCATTTTTTTGATAAGATAGTCTCATGAAACTTTATCGTATCCAAGCTAAATGGAATGACATTTACTACGATGAACAGATCGAAGCTGAGAACGATAAAGCTGCACTAGATTCTTTTTATAACAAGTATGAATCTGGGCAGTTAACCGAAAAGGATGCGGGTGGTTTTTTACTTCGTGACTTCCTTTTCTTAACCTTAGAGGAGGTTAAAAGAGATGGCACTACAAAAGTTAATCTCGGAGAAACTTCAGTTGGAGTCCAAATGGGCGAATCAGGCACTGTCACAGGGCAGAGTAACTCCTGATATGAAGTGGATGGATATAGAGATCAAAGAGCTTAGAAAAAAGATCAATGATCAAAGTGTTGAAGACGCACAAAAAGGTCTTCTTGATATAGCTAGCTAACACTAGCAATATTTTTATTTTTCGTATAAAATCCTAGGCTATTCATGTCTCAAAAAAAAGTTAAGATTAAAGGTATAAAAGTTTTTTTAAGTGTTCAAGAAGTTAAAACTCTTGAAGACCTACTTATTAAAAGTGCTATGTTTAAAGGAGGTTTTTCTAAATTAAAAAAAATAGAAATAGGTTTGTGGCATTTGTTTAATGATATTTGTGAAGATTTAAAATTAAAAGATAATAAAATAAAAAAACCTAAATTAGATAAAAGCCTTCATTAAATTATCCCCACTGATCAGCCATTGCTTTTGCAATACCTTCAAAGAATCTAGCTCTATTTTTTTGTCTTTCTTTACCACCTTTATTAAACCAATTACCTGGTATTTTTGTGCTTTGACGTATATCTACTATATTTGTAGTTTGTAATTTAGGTAAATTTTTCAACCACAAACAAGTTCTTTTTTGTATCGGATGACCATGTTCATATGGTTGTATGATCTGACTATATTTTGGTAGCTCAAATATTTTTGATGGAATAGGATTTTCAACACATATTTTATTTATGTTTGCATTATGTAATGCCATAAAAAACTTTTTACCTTCTAGTCCTAATTTTAATCTATCTTCATTTAGTTTCCCTTTTGGATATAAAAACCTAGCTCCTGCGTTTGATAAATAAGTACATGGTGGGTGTGCAATCATAAGATCCCACTGTTTATCTAAATGTTTTAAAACATCATCTTGTATGTGATTTCCTACTATTTCAGTCGGAATTATGTCACAACTTACTGCATCATGACCTTTTTTTTTAAAAGCTTCTCTTACAATACCAGAGTATTCACAAGCTATTAAAACTTTCATTAATCTAATTTACCTAGAGGTACCTCACTAAATTTATACCAATGCACTTTACCATTTACATGTTGTCTAACTTTGCTTTCACAATAATCACAAATATAAATAGTTGCTTTTTTCGTAGGTATGAAAGTAGTAACTGTATCGCAATGAGGACATTTACCTAATGCTAAATCATCTAGCTTAGAAGCCATTATGTAGCTTCACCCCAGTTTATACCCATAGCAAGATCTACTTTGCTAGGTACTTTAAGTGGCACATCATCAAGACAATGTTCCATTTGATTTTTTATTTCTTCTATGTCGGAATCTTTACTAATGTTAAAACAAAGTTCATCATGTATTTGTAGCAGTGGCCGGTGGCCTATGTTGTAACAGTTAATCATCGCTTGTTTAGTCTGATCTGCTGCTGAACCCTGTATCAATCTGTTTAATGCTTTATAGGTCATAGCTCTTTTAATCGAACCTCTTTCGTATTTACTTTCAGCCTCTTCTCTAGTCATAGATTTATGGATACCAAAAGTCTTAGGCTCCCATCTATCAAATCTACAATGTCTTCCTTTAATAGTTACTACACATCCTTTTTTATCAGCTGTGGTCATACATCTATTAGATAACATCTTAACAAAAGGAACCCTCTCGTTGTAGGCATTCAAGATAGCTTTAGCCTGTTCTATATCTATACCTAATTCTGCAGATAATTTAGCTTTTCCCATACCATAAAACATACCTAAATTGATGGTTTTAGCTTGAGATCTGGGTATATCAGCCATTTCTGCTACAACTTGGTGAAAGTCTGCATCATCGTTTTCATAGGCCTTTAAAAGCTCATAGGAGCCCTCAAAACCCTGATCAACGCTAGATGCATAGTGTACCACCAGTCTAGGCTCTTGTTGGCTATAATCGAAGCTACCCCACTTTTTACCCTCATCAGGCAAGAAAAGTGCCCTAATATGCTTACCAAACTCCTTATTTCTAGCAGGAATTTGCTGTAAATTAGGATTACTCATAGATAATCTACCTGTAGCAGTGCCTCCAGAGTCTGATTTTAACTGATTAATTTCAGCATGAATTCTACCTTTATGTTCATATCTTAATATAGAATCAATAAATGTAGAGTGAAACTTATTCATCTCTCTAGTTTCTCTAATAAGTTTAGCTAATGGGTGAGGACAGTTGTGTAACCAATTAGTTGTAAAGCTTGGAGCTTTAGTCTTTGCAGTTCTTTCGTATGGAATCTTTAATGCATCAAATGCTTTAGCCACACTTACTGCTGCCCATATCTCTACATCATGGCCACTCATGTCTTTTATTTGTTTTAATCTTTTGTTTTCTTCTTGTATAAAATTTTTCTTTAATGAGTCTGCTTTAGTAACATCAACCTTGATGCCGTGTTCTCTCATTTCAATTAAAATAGGTTGCAGTTCAGTTTCCAAACTAAATATGTTAGACAGGTTTTGTTGTTGTATTTCTATTTTAAATCTATTCCAAAGTTTTAATGTAAGTTCAGCATCTTGTTCTGCATAAGGACCTACATAACCCGCAGGTAGTCTCCACATATCTGCTTTAGCATCAAGGCCCCACTCTTCTGCTTTCTCTTTTAATTGTGCCTCTGATTTTACTTCTCCTAAATAATCAAATGACAATGCATTTAAAGAATAACTAAATCTATCTTCGTTAATTAATGCACCAGCTATCATTGTATCATAAATTTTACCTGTAGGTTTTATACCTAAAGATTTAGTCCAACCAATATCGTAAGAAGCATTATGACAAACTTTATCTACACCATTCTCCATTAATTCTTTGTACCACTTCAAAGTCATATTTTTATCCATGTTACCACCAGCTTCATGTCCTATAGGAAAGTATCCTTTAAAACCATCTGCAGCTACAGCTATTCCTACTACTTCACCATCTTTGGTAGCCCATCCTGGTCCTTTAGTTTTAATATTAGGATCTCTAGTTTCTAAGTCTACAGCTATAATAGATCTATCAGATAAGTCTGGATAGCTTTCTGGTCTTTTCCAATCAGATTCTGTTTGATTAAATACTAATTCAGTTGTCATTAATGTATTCTTCGACTATTATTTGTATCATTTATTGCCTTTACATTACGTAAATTAATTCCTTTTGCAAACAAATAACAATCTGCACAATAAAATTTTTTATTCTCAACAACAATAGCACTTCTTTTACACTTACCGTGTTCGCATTTAATTTTTTTTTTCATCTTTTAAGTGTTGTATTTCTAGATCACAATAATGTTTTATTTTATTTAGATCTTCAATTGTTTTACCCTTAGTTAAGTATCTACAGACATACTTTATTACATTTGCTTGAAAAGGATTCAAGCCATTTTTTCTAATAAAAGTCCATGGTTGAATAATAAATTTTTTATAATGATTCCCGCCTACTTGCTTTCCATCTGGAAAAGCTTCGTCAAATATATCTTTGCTACTCATTTACACTCCATTGTTTATTCTAAATTATTACCAAAAAGTAATGTATAACTTACTCTCTTGTTTTCAAAACCTTCTTTCATAGAAACATCATTTGTTTTATGAAAAAAAGCTCCATTAAAAAAAACTACCCTATTACTTTTATATTTAATTTTTACAGGTTCAACTTTTTGTTCTGTAATATATTCAAGACATTTATCTTCATTTTCATTCCAATCTAATCTGCTCCAATGTTTAGGAGGTAAAATTTTATAAATATGTAATCCATTTTTGTCAGCATCTAACACACTTTCGTCTGACGAAACCCAAGCATTTAAATTTACTATAGATGGATCACAGTGTAGAGGTACACCAGCTGTATTTTTTAAATAAAGAAAACTCCAACCTCTTATAAATTCTGGAAGATCAAATTTGTTTTTTATTTCTTTTACAATTAGATCTGTTAAATAATCTTGATTTGCTTTGTAATTAATTGAAAGATATCCTGAATATTTATCCTCAAAGTGTTTACCAAACAAAACACGATATCTTAAAGCTTTTAAACAATCGTCTGTAAAAAAATTATCTACAACTTTTATACCATTAATATCTGTAATTATATGATTGTTACTAAGAACCTTCATAAATTCATAGTTCTCCGGTTGAAATTAGATGCAAGACGCCCCAAAGGAAAAAAATATGTATGGTTAGTAGAGAGTATATGTAAGGATGTCTTAGACCGTGTAATACCAGTATACCACACCCTCGCTTCAGCCATCTTGTCTTTGAGGTTTTTGGTTGAAAAATTAGATGGCCAATTAGCTTTTTCATATATTAGTACGTTGTCTGCCTCCCCACCTTTTACTGAGTGGATTGTGTCGATTATTATTTTTGCTTTTTCATTAAATTGAATGTTTCTTTTTAACATACTTTCAAAATAATCCAAGTCTCGCACAGTAAATTTTCTGTTTAAGACTTTCCACCAATCACTCTCGTTAGTCTCTAACCCACAATTCTTTTTTAAGAATTCTAGATCTAAAGGTTGATTAGGATGAATATCTGACCAAGCTTTGTTGTCAATTTTTCTCCATCCTTTTTTAATTTCGTCAATAAAATCATACAAAACACCTACCTGTTCTTTGGTTATTGTTTCTCCTTTTTGTAAGGTTAACCAATGGTTTATGGCATTCCATTTGTTTATATTAAACGATTTATTTCCTCGCATGTCTTGGAAATATAAACCTTTTTGTCTAGCATACTCCTTTAATTCATTGACATTATCTCCAACTCTGCCTAATACAAACCAAGTTCCTTCTAAAGAATCAAAAGGAACTTCGTTAAATCTACTGTAGGTCTTAATAAAACCTTCTGACTTATTAGTTGAGGTAAATTCTTTGTGTTGTCTCTCAGGTATAAATTTAAGTATTTCTTTAGAGAAATTAAGTATAGTTTCATTTAATCTGTATGATTTATTTAGTATAAATACCTTACCTGCAAAGTCTAAAAAACTTCTAACTCTAGCACCATTCCATTCATATATAGCCTGGTCATCATCTCCAGCTAAATAAATTCTATTAGCTTGAGCTGCAACCTTATCTACAAACTGCCATTGTAATGGTGTCAAATCTTGAGCTTCATCTACTATAAACACTTTATAAGATGGTGGATTAACTTCTTTTACATACTTCTCTACCATATCAGTAAAATCCATTTTATTATCTTTTTTAAATTTTATGTAGTTTCTTATTATATCTGTAAACTGTTGTAACCTTACTTTCTTAATTGGCTCTGCCTTATACAATGAAATAGGATCTACCAACATGTTTCTAGCTTTGTCATATACTCTTAATGACCAGTTATTAAACACTTTGTGATTAGCATCGTCTTCTGTAAAATTAGCACTTATAGTTCCCCAATCAGTATGAAACTTCAACATATCTACTCTAGGATCTAATACAGGCAGTGAAGATAATTCTTTTTTACAGAAAGAATGAATAGTTCTAAAATTGTTAAAATCATCTTCATCGTATTGTTTAAATTTTTTAAGAACTCTATCTACTGCTTCATCAATAGCTTTATTTGTAAATGATACATAAACCATTTCATGTGGTTGCACACCTAACCTTAAATGTTTTTCTACTATCTTAATTAATCTAGTGGTCTTTCCTGTGCCTGGAGGACCAAATATCTTAAATGTTTTATTGTGAATCTGGGTCAAAAGGTGCACTCTGTTGGTTGAAACTGACGTTACGTTCTTTAACATCAATCTTTATTCG